GGGGGCTACTTGCCGACTGAGAGCAATGTGGACAGCATCAAGATTTTTTTAGCAAGTAAGAACATGCTGACACCTGCCGCCCGAATGAGTGACAAAACGGCAAACAAGCTCATTATGAACTTAAGGAAATTTAAAGAACAAAATGACCTAACAATTATTGAACTAGCTGAAAAACTTGGCCTTCCTGAATATAATGTCAGTGATTGGTTCAATGGTATTTCAAAGCCAATCGCCTTGAATGCCTACCGTATCATGAAGCTATTGGACGGACAAACTGAACAGCCAACACTTTTTACAATGGACAAGGCTTTTTCTGACATCTTCCAGACGAGTGACAATCACGGCAATTTATTGAACTTGATTGAAGTGGATGGCGTGCCGTACACCACTAGCCGAATGATTGCAGAGAAATTCAATAAAAATCATAGACATGTAATGCGTGATATGGATGAGATAAAAAAAGGGTTGCCCGAATTTGGGCAGACCCCCGAAAAGCCCTATTTTATCGAATCTAGCTATATCCATGAGCAAAACAAACAAGAATATCGTGAAATTCTGATAAACAAAAAAGGCTGTATCTTGTATTTGTTTAACATCCAAGGTTATCAAGAAGAAAAAATGCTATTTATTGAGAGTTTTGAGAAGATGGAGCAAGCTTTGAATGAAACACCAGCATCGGAACCGACACCGACACCGCAGATAGACGAATCGCCCGAACTTGCCTACATCAGAAGCAAACTGACGGAAATCATAGCAGAAAGTGACTTACAGACAATTTACAAGGATTTGAACCAGCTACAGACCTTTGTAACCATGGTCAAACCATGGCAAGCAACACCAAAAGAAGAGCTACCGCCGTCAAATTTAGGAGTTAGGAAATAAAGACCGCAAACACGTATAGTAAAAACCAATCGAAGAAAAAATGAGGTAAAAAATGAAACAGTATTTTAAACAGTTTGAAGAAAAGTTACAAATCACAGAAGAAAAATTGGACATTCTGAGCGAGTGGCATATCGCCAAAGGTCACAAGGGAGCTGCTGAAATCGCTGAAGAGTGTAGAAAAGCAGTTACATCGCTTTGGATGGAGTTTTATAAACTATCTGTAGCTTATAAAGAAGCTGAAGTAAGTCACAAGGACTATTTAGAGAACAACGTCAAATATGTACTAGAGCGCGTAGCAGCCCAAGATAATATGGAAAAATCTATCAACGAGACATTAAAAAGACCTAGACAAACACTTTTTGAGCTGTTAAATACCATTAGCAGAAAGACCGTGAACATAAACCAAGAAGCATCTGATGAACAATTTGTATATAACTATCTTTTGGAATTAGTCAAAAAGGACAGGGAGGCAGTATATGACTGAACCAATGCTAACCGTTGACCAAGGGCTATTGTTCCTTGCCATACTAACACCACTCACTATCTACCTATGGACTCATTTAGGCACTTATCAGCTTCATAGCAAGCCGAAAAATGTTTCTGAGGGTAATCATACCAGAACTCTTGAAAACGAGCGCTACGGGGCTTATATTCAATCACAGGGCAGATATTACAATTAGGGGGCAACGAATGACAAAAAAACAACTACCACCACACTTACACAAAGTTTTCAAGCTCCTACCGCTTGGAATGGACTTACCTATCACCGCTCCAGACATTGAGAAGCTGACAGGCTTAGATATTCGGACCATTAGAGAACATATCCGCCAGCTTATTGTTGATTATGGTATACCCGTTTGTGGTGGGCGAGATAATAAGCAAGGGGGCTACTATATCCCCCAGAATGAAGTAGAACGACTTGCCGGAGTGCTACCGCTCCAACGACAATACGACCAGGAACATAAGCGTATTCACGCGCTTTTGACCGCAGACTTAGAAGACTGGAGGAAGTATAGAGATGAGGCTTGAACTAACCGCACAAAGTGAAACGGACCTAAAAACGGGCATTCTGGAGCTTATAGGGAACTATCTGGAGGCGCGTGAGATGGTCAAGCCAAGGGCTACAGGGCTAATCACAGCCCAACAGTTGAAGAGTGAGCTAGACATAGAATACAAGACTTTGCAACGGTGGGAGAAGAACGGGCTGAGACGATACCAACCACCGATAGAGGACACTAAGAAAATATTTTATAGGGTTAGTGATATTTTGATATTTTTTGGGGTGGAGAATGGCAAGGTATAGCATACACCCAGCAGACAGCGGCGGACACTACCACGATATTAAATTATACAAAGACCGTTCCCCAACCTTTGAGCAAGTCAAGGAACAGCAAAGGCTTAAAAAGCTGAAGAAGAAACGGAGAAAGGGGCAATAATGTGGCAATTTACGAGGCTAGGGGCTTTCAGAATAATCTAGTTTATCCATATAACAAGCTAGAGCCGTTTGAGTACATAGCGCAGTTTAAGCCTATGAAAGTACCAGAGGGAGCGGATATTGAGCAATTCAAACGCACACAAGCCCCCTACTGTATCAGTGGCAAAGTCACAGCAGATAAAAAAGGCACTCACAGACGGAATAACAACAGTCTTGTGTATCGTGATTTGATTTTCTTGGACTATGACGAGCTAGAAGCAAGCGTAAACCTACCTAAAATCGTTTCTGAGGCACTTTCTGACTATTCCTATATCATTTACCCGACAATCAAACACACGGCTAAAAAGCCCCGTTATAGGCTTGTAGTGAAGCCTAGTCACAAGATGAAAGAAACGACCTACAGGGCAACAGTGCAAGAGATAGCGGATAAAATCGGACTACCCTTTGATATGGCTAGTCTTACATGGTCACAGTTGCAAGGCTTACCCGTGACGACTGGAGAGCTGGAAGAATATCAGAAAATTATTCACAGGGGGTTAGATTATCCTATCCAAGCGGTATTGGATAAACAGCCGACAAAAAAGGCTGTAACTACTACTTACACCCCACGACCTAGCGGACACCGTTCAATCACTATGAGGGTTATAGATACGCTTTTTGATGGCTTTGGAGATGAAGGCGGTAGGAATGTAGCAGTTACCCGCTTTGTAGGCTTGTTGGTTGGTAAATGGGTCAACTGTGATATACCGACAGCGTGGGAGCTTACCCAGATAGCAAACAGCGTGACGGCTGAACCGTTGCCAGTTGACGAATTAGAAGCAACGTTTGAAAGTATTGTAAAAACAGAAATTAGAAAGAGAGGGCTAGGAGTATCGAACTAGAACAATTACAGGCAGAGCTTGACCATGCGACAGCATTGGCAGAGTTTTCAGAGCCTACAAGCATGAAGGAACTTTATAACACATTATACGAACTTGGCGTAATCTGGAGAGAAGAACACCAGTACACAGTCAACGAGGGCAAGAAGAACGAAAAAATAGTAATTCCAATCCCAGAAGTTAGTACCGTAGCTAAGTATTTACGACAGGTTTGTCACTTTGCTTTCATCTCCACGGGTGACAGTTCGGACAAGTCACCGCTATACCTGTATCACTACGACAAGGGTGTATATACTGATAGCGTGGACTTATTCAACAAACTATGTGCTAAGTTTGACAGCAGGTTAAAACCTAGAGCATGGGCAGACATTCGGGCGTTCATTCGGACAACTACCCGAATTTCCAAACCTTTCAGCGACCACACACGCATACCCGTAGCGAATGGGGTGTTTAATCTCAAGACAAAGCAATTAGAACCATTTAGCCCTGATTTTGTTATCACAAGCAAGATCAGAACGGCATACAATGGAGCAGCAAGAAAACCAATACTAGATGGATGGTTTGACTTTGAACAATGGCTAAAAATCATTGCATGCGGTGACGATGAAATATATGCTTTATTGTGGCAGATCATGAATGAAGCTATCAACCCAAATAGGACACGGGGAAAACTTGCAATTCTATTAGGTGACGGTAACAACGGTAAGGGCACATTTCAAAGCCTACTGATGAACCTGATAGGAGCGGACAAGGTTGCAACCTTACGCCCCGACCAATTCGAGGGGCACAACCTAGCCAGTCTATCGGGTAAAGTTTGTAATATCGGTGATGATATTTCTAACAGATACATCGATGAAGTTTCTGATCTGATGAGTATTGTGACAGGCGACACCGTCACGATTAACCCAAAACACCAACAGCCGTTTGAACTGAGCTTAAAACTATTCTGTTTGTTTTCTGCTAACGAGTTGCCAAGAGTTCGGAACAAGTCACAAGGCTGGTATAGACGGCTTTGTATTGTACCGTTCAAAGCGGATTTTAATGGCCAGAAAGAACGCCCAGAGATTAAAAACATATTCTTGAAAGATACAGAGTTACTTGAGTGGGTACTATTTAAAATCTTGAATATGCCAGCGTTTGACAAGTTTATTGAACCTGAAGCAGTGGCCAAAGAGATTGACAGCTACAAGAAAGAAAATGACTACTTATACGCATTTGTGACGGACGACTATACCGAACGGGAATTACATTTGATAGAGCGTGTTCCCCTGAAATGGATAAAAGAAGAGTATCGGACTTTTTTAGATGAGAATGATCTATCGGCACATATTCCGTACAGTTTTGGCAAAGACCTTGTTAGAATCTTGAGGGTGCACACAGGCGGTAAGTATTCACTCAGAAAAGGCAGATTGAAGAAAAAAGAAGCTGAAGTTTTTCCCTATCCGCTGACCATTGCAGAATACACCGAATACCCTTTACGGTTAGTTGAAAAAGATGGCTGATTTTTTGTAGCCGTTGTAGCCGTTGTGTAGCCGTTGTTTTTTTCAAGAACGACTACAGAATTTATTCAATCATATCAGGGGTTTACGTGTTGTTTGTAGCCGTTGTAGCCGTTGTTTTTTAAGTATGTATATAGGAAAGTAAAAAAAGAGCTATATATTTAAAAATAAAAACTTTTTTTCAGAAGAACGGCTACATTGGCTACAAAGGGGCAAAACCCTTACAGGACAAGGGTTTGACCGCGTTCCCTTCTCTAAAAAAAGAACGGCAACAAATTCAAAAAGTTTACATAATTTATCTTAAAGTGAGGAAAAACATGAAAATTAAACTATTTAAAAAATTGCCCAAAGAAAGCCTAAAAGATTTTGAAGAGCAAGTAAACGAGTTCATGGCAACCGTTGAAGTGGTTGACGTGAAAATCGCTACGGCATCGGCGGGGCATTCTGACAACTTTGGCACAGTGACACATACACTAGTCTTATATAAATAACAGAAACGGAGACAAACACCATGACATTAAAACCATTTTCAGACACACCAAACACATTTACATTTAACTACACATTCAAAGACCACGACACCGCACAAGTTGCAGGTCACGCGCTTATAGGCTACATGACAGGAACATTTGAACAACCAGCTATCGAAGTGCATTATAAGAGTGACAAAGTGGGCGGAGATTACAACCGTTTGGCGGTGGAATATGTGGCAGATACTGAACTTACTGAAACCTTCAAGCGGATTTGTGACAGTTTCCAAGACTACTACAACAATCCTGATGAGTTAACAGGCGAAGACTTGGACGACTACGAACAAGAACAGGAAATTGAACAGGAGTACACCCGCCAGCGCGTGGAACAACTCAAGCAGTCAGAAGACTTTGATAGTTTACTTAAAAAAGTGGCTGGGTTAGAGCTTGAACTGATGGAACTAGCTGACAGCGTGCTAGACGATGATTATCCTGATATGGCAGTGAATGGGGTATGGGAGAATATGACGGCCGTAGATGATGAAGCAAGAAAGTTACTGAAGGAGCTGGATACCGAAGATAACTATTGCGCTTTGTGGAAGTATTCAGCAGAATAGCAGAGAGAGGCAACCGCCTCTTTTTGGCTGTTTCGCCTACCTCAGAAAAACTCAGATAAAAACAGATATAAGATACTACAAAATACTACAATCAAATCTATATAGGCAATACCAAGAAATACCAAGATAAAAATAGCTATAGGGTTGAAGTGCTTCGGTGATTACCAAAACGACGAATATCCGAACGCTGTATAATTCTAAAAGACGGTGGCGCGTGATTGAACAGAGAGCGAACAAAGAGAAAATACAAAAAAAGCCAGCACACTTGTACTGACTGTGAGTAAAAACCTAAAACTATTATATCACAGTTGGAGGACGCTAGCTTGATTTTTTTAGATACGATGATAGACGAAAAGAAAACCATAGCGATCACTAAACGATATTTGAAACAATATCCACGCTTGAAAACCATAGCACGCACTACCACCACTTTACAGAGTAGTTGGAATGTATCGGATAAGGTAAAATCAGGAACAACCCGAAACACGCAAGAAGATAGATTACTGAACGCAATCGCAGTAAGTCAGGAAGTGGAAGAAATAGAACGAGCTATCTCAAACTTGGATAAGTTATATAGCGACATACTGACAGAGAAATATATCAAGCGACAGAAAGCAGGTTTGGCACTTTATGAAGGTTTTTACATGGGAAAGTCAGCATTTTACGAAACATTACAAACAGCACTGTTAGACTTTGCTTGTATATTCAAGAATGGGGAATTGTTGCAGTATAAAGATGAACAGGCTTAATATTCGTAAATACCCCCATCTTTTTTCAACGGGGGTGGGTTTGTTCGGGGTTCAACGACGCCGCCCTCTTCCGTGCACAATTTTCCCTTTTTGAAATTTTTTAGGAATGTAAGACAAATAGCATAATCTATTGACAAATGCGCATAATGCGTATATAATAAATAATGTAAGGAGGTAGAGCGCTATGCCACTTACTGGAAAAGAAATGGCAAAACTTGCAGAGGCTAACGGGTGGAAAGAAATCCGAGTTAATGGAAGTCACCACCATTTCAAAAAAGAAGGATTTTCAAAAATAGTCACAATTCCAGTTCATGGAAACAAGGACTTGGGAAAAGGGTTAGAAAAGAAAATCCTGAAAGATTTGGGGCTACTTTGAATGCCCCTCCTCTTTCGCTTTTGGAGGTAGAAACATGTTAAAATCTTACCCAGCTATTTTTCATAAAGACGAACAAGGTTATTGGGTGGAGTTCCCAGAGTTTAGTGGTGGTACTCAAGGGGATAACCTTGAGGAAGCTATGTACAATGCCCGTGAGTTTTTAGAAAGCTCTATTGCCCTTTATATTGATGAGGGGATGGAGTTACCAAAAGCAAGCGATATAAAGGAGTTAAGCGCTCCTGATGGCTTTGTTTCAATGATACAAGCTGACCCAACACCGTATATTAAGAATAATAAAGCAATTAGAAAGAATGTGACAGTGCCTGAATGGTTAACAAAACTAGCAGACCGTGAGGGTTTGAACTATTCGGAAATTTTAACAACGGCTTTAGAAACACGATTACAAGTGTAA